AAGGTAGATGCGTTTCGGAATGTCACATCTAAGATTGCTGACTTGAACATCACTTTTGTTGAAGCTGAGACAGCTAACCCAGTAGCCGGTGTACTAGCAGCTGTCGTATGTAATGCACCGATTGCATCCATATCATTATAAAGGGGGTCTGTGGAACTGTATCCATACAGTGCGCAGGACCATAGAAGTTGACCGCCAGCGGATGTGTTACTAGGTTGAGCTAGACTATTAAAGACTACAGTCTGTGTACCCAAGTCTTTTTCTGATACTGCAAGGACTTTGTTTTTGAACTTTTTCCAAGAACGACGTTTCGAACCAGGCATACGTTTCTTTTTGTATACCAGACGTTCATCATGTTGAGTGGTCACCCCTAACCCTGTTGTACCACGGTTACGGCGACGCATAGACAGAGTGTTGGAACGAGCAGATTTCTGAGCAGCTGATCGACGCATACGTAAACCAGATGGATTACTATTCGGATAGAAGCGATTACGAGCACGATAGGCACGAGCCATGATTGCGTTAGCTAATCCTGTGCGACCTGTTCTTTGTGCCCAGTTGTAGCCAGTAATTGCACTGGCCATGTACTGTCTACTCAGATGAAAATTTCAGAATGATGGGTGTATCTACATAGAAAGGCGTAAATCAAGTAGAATTTTGGCGCCTGTTTTGAGCACGAGCGTGAGGGGGGTAAGACTGACCCCCTCACTTTGGAAGATGCCGGCAACACCGTCAAGGTCAAGAGGGTGGTGTTTTACTTTGAATAACTACGTGGAAGACGACGAACAACACCTCGACGGGATTGAATGTCAGTATCTAATATATGGTCGGGAAATAGCACCAACCACGGGGACAAGACATCTACAAGGTTACATCCATTTCTCAAGCGAGAAGACGCTGCGACGTGTGAAGGCTATCTTAGGTGCGCGTTATCATCTGGAAGCGAGACTGGGGACGATAGAACAAGCAATCGAATATTGCAAGAAGGAGAACAACTTCAAAGAGAGGGGTCAAGTAAGGACAAGACAAGCGGCAAAGGACTGCTGGGGGGATGTACTGGATCTGGCAGAGGCTGGGGACATCCAAACAATCAAAGACGAGTACCCTCGACACTATCTCCAATACTTCAAGACGTTGATGAGCATCCGCGCATACAATTCGAAGCCATTAGAGGGCGAACTAGAGCACGAATGGTGGTATGGTCCGACTGGGACTGGCAAGTCGAAGACGGTGTGGGAGAAGTTTCCGGATCACTACCAGAAGCCTGTCAACAAATGGTGGGATGGTTACTGCGGCCAAGACGTAGTTGTTATCGAGGAATGGGAGCCGAAAAACGAATGCACCGCAAGCAAGTTAAAAATATGGGCCGATCGCTATCCGTTTCCAGGAGAGATCAAGGGGGGGACTCTCGAACGAATTCGTCCGAAGAAAATCATTGTGACCTCTAATTATACGATCCGCGAATGTTTCCCGAATCCTCAAGACCATGACCCTTTGTTACGTAGGTTCAAGGTTGTTCATTTTCCTTTTCCTTGCGCTCCCTCTACGGGAGCTGCGCCTCTTTTAGATGAGTCTGCTTTGACGTTGGGGGATGAATTAGATGCTATCAATTCTCTTCTAAATCTTTCTCAATAAACCTTTTTTCTTTTTAAATGTATGATGTACGGTCTTCTGACCAGTTCTCTATCTTGTACGAGTACTTACGTGTGACTCCAATGTCGAGTCTTTCTTGAAATGTGTTGGCACCAGCGCCAACTGGAAGTCCGGGGGCTACCCTGGCTACTATCAATAGAAACCTACTTCCCTTACCGGTAAACCCTTCGGTAGACGTTAGATCGCGTTGTTGTAACACCCTACGTTTTGGGTCTCTAACTTGATACGTGAACTGATCTCCGTTAGACAATTGGTATTTGGTCTTACGCCAAATCTTAATCTTAAATCGCGAAAGGGCGTATGTGAGATCAAAGGGACAAGCACCTCTTAGGGATAGGTCTACTTCCACACCGCCTCCTCCAATGGAGTCGGTGCGAGTAACGTTCTGTGCGAATAATCCCTGGATAGTTGTATAGACAACCCCTTCTTCATCAGATAAATTACAAGAGATTTCATACACATCGACTTCCATGCGAGCACGAGAGTCGGGACCAGTTGACGTTCCATTGTTAAAGGTAGATGCGTTTCGGAATGTCACATCTAAGATTGCTGACTTGAACATCACTTTTGTTGAAGCTGAGACAGCTAACCCAGTAGCCGGTGTACTAGCAGCTGTCGTATGTAATGCACCGA